TCAGGGCCGGTATTCCTTCGGATCCAGAAACTCGGCAAGACAGGAGCCCACACGCAGCGCCTGCTCGCGCGCATCGCCGCGGTATTCGCCCTGCCCTGCGCCTTCGATCGTGGCGATCGGCGAGGGATGGTCGCGGTGATACACGAACGCCGTCGACGACCACTGCGTCTGTCCAGGGGCCTGACTTTCCATCGTTTCCACGCGGAACTCACCGCAGTAGCCGTGGATCAACGTGCGTCGAAGTGTCTTGTGCGTCATGTTCGGAAGTATCGCCACGCGCAGTTGAAGACCACGTGGAAAAACCACCGCGATCCCGCAGCGTGCGATCCGACTCCAACCCCTTGGGTCACCGGACGCAATCTGCCAAGCCCATTCAAGGGCGGGCCGTACCCTAAGCCGCCCCCGTCAGGCACCTTCTCCCGAGGGGAGAAGAATTAGGCGCTGCGCAGCAGCTGGAGCTTGATCAGCGCACACGCCACCCAGAAGTTGGCGTTACAGCAAGGAGCAACACAGCAGTTCGTCCATCCGCAGGCGACAGGTCTGCCGGCAAACGCAAGCAATCCACCCGAAGCAATCGCTGCAACGTGGCGTCAACAAAACAGGGAAAAGAGTTTGCACATCCGGCGATTGCCGGGAAGCCTTGCGAACGAAGGCTTGGAAATGGTGGCCGAGGACGGAATCGAACCGCCGACACGGGGATTTTCAATCCGCACCCGCAAATCTAAGTAGTTGATCCTAAAGCCTTCCTCCAATTCACGTGGAGGAAGCGGGAATGAAACAGAAGGCTCTGACGCGGCATGACAAGCCAGCACTGGTGCAGAATTGGCTCAAGCTTTTGCTACTGACTTGGGCCATTTGGATCAGCCCAGCAAGCGCCGCTCAACGGATGACACACTTGTCCACCGAGCTCTCCCAACCAGGTGAGAGTATGGATAACTTCATCCTCCGCATAGCGCCAAAGCTGAACAAGTTCACAGCGGACCTGCGCGCGGAAGTGTGCGGAACAATCCGCAAAGAGCAGGGTCAGCATGTCGCGGAGATCCGCACCTACCATGACCGGTACAGCTGCTTAGTCGAGCGAGATGGGCTGCCATACGTGCATACCCATCCGAGCCTGCTGAAGGACTGCTGGACGTTCAGCCTAGAAGACTGGAAGCGACCCGGGTATTTGGTGACGGAGATAGGGGTGCGCTACCAAGACACTCGCCGCTCAAGAAAAATCAAGTCTCCAGTTGGCCGGACAGTGCGATGAGGGGATTACCTAGCCGAGTTACGTGCGAACTCGGCCGCCACCTCGAAAGCCTGAGCGATCGGCAGCGTTACCGCCGGCGGTATCACTGGGCTTCCCGCGACCTTCAGCGACACGTCGGCCTCGCTCGCCCCATTACGCCGAATCCTTGCCAGGACATCTGAGTCCCTTGGACCGACGCGCAGCACGTGCCATTCGTCCCGGTCGAATTTCTCGCCGACAACAGGGTTGTTCCAGTTCATACCGCGAGGGAGAGACGGCAGCGCCACACCTTCGGGAGCAATGACGCTCGGCTCCTTAGATCGCTGAAGCGCGGCGCGATGTGCAGATCGTGATGGCATGGCTATCTATCCTGATTGTGGCCGCTGCTGGTCATGCTGCTAACCGGTGCTCGTAGAACGGGTGCCGCTTGTCGTCGAAGATGGCGTACAGCGCATCCAGGTTGCGTGGATCCGGCTTGAGCCAGGCGTCGACGTGTTCGGGCTTGATGTTGATGATCGTCCGGTCGTGGCCAGCGGCAGCGACCTCGGGTTCGGGCTCATCGGTGATCGCGGCGAACGAAAGGAGGTCGGGTTCGACGCCCGCGGGATCGCGCCAGTGCGACCAAAGGCACGCCACCAGCATCGGCTCGCCGGTGCGCGGCACGAACTCGATGCGCTGGTTCTGCCCGTCTGGGCCTTCGACGTTCTCGTAGAACCGGTCGGCCACCATAAGCCCATGGCTGTAGCCGAACTGCCGGCGCCAGAACCCTTCCAGGTTGTCCCGGCGGGCGTTGTAGGTGCCGGGAAATTTCCGGTCGTACATCGCCGGCGTGCCGGCCGGGCGGCACTGGTAGCGCATCGGCTTGACGACACGCTGGCCGTTCTCGACCACCAGCACCGGGCAATAGACGCCCGGGAATATCCGGCTGTCGTCCTGCCCGCGTGTGCCCTTGAGCGTGTCGAGGCGACGCTGGGCCTGCTGGATCTTGTTCGTGCCGATGCGCACGTCCTCGCGTGCCTTCTTCGTCTCCCTGACCTGCAGCGCCCGCTCGGCATCGCCGACACGGCGCTTCTGGTCGAAGATCTCACGGGTAAGCGTGTCTGCCTCGGCCGCGTCCGCCGCGCGCAGGTTCTCCTGCAGCTCGGGCGGGCCGAGCTCCAGCAGCTCACGCACCATCGCACGTGGCGCCTTGATCCGCCGCGCCTGGGCGCCCTCACCCCACCAGAAGGTTTTCACATAGGTGTCGATGTCCATCACGGCGCCGAATGCCCGCTGGAACTCTTTGAACTCGGCTCGGATCAGCGCGGAGTAACACATGGCCGCCTCTCAACTGTCGCGGTCGGTATCTTGGAGGCCATGCCAGGCCAAGATCTCCCCGCAGTATCGGCAGGGCCGTCTCAGGGCGTGAGACAGGGAGACATAGAATCTGCCGACATGGACACCTCGCCCCCAGCCTATTCGAGCAACTGCGGCAGCGGCTGGCGTGCGCTTCCGAGCCGTTGGAAGTGCTCAATCAGTTCGAAGCAGAGCTGCTCTATGCATTCCCTTCCGAAGCGGCCGTGATTGTCGAGCTGGTCGCGTCCTGGGGCCATCGTCTGGGCGTGCTCACACAAGACGACCTTCAAGGCTACGTGTAGGGTGCCGGCTTGGCGCTGCTCAAGCGCCTCTCGGGTGAGCGGCCTCGTTGCGCCCGCGGCCGGCAACCAGAAACTCGCCCGACCTGCCATCGCGCATTTGCCACCCCGAAGCCCCTGCGGTTACGCGTGAAACCATGGGTGCCAAACAACGTACAATCGCCCGCGGGCAAGATGCCCACGGAAGACCTAAGTCTTCTTCAATCAACGAACGGAGTTGAAGATGAAGTTTTTTTTTACCGCCACTGTAGGACTGTTGCTGGCTGCATCTAACTGTACCGCAACAGATCGACCCGATTATCTTGGCCTGACCCCAGCAGTGGCTGCCGAAGCACGCGCACAGCCAGCGGTTGTTCCACCGGGCGTCACAGTTCGTGAACTGGAACGCCGGATATTTCGAGACGATATGATATCGGTGTATCCCCTTCCACGGGACTACTACATGCAGCACGCCGGAACCCGTCAAGGGCTTTTGGGATTCATTTCCAGCACCCCGTTCGAGGGATCTGTCGAGCTATATTCTTGCCTAATGACGAATTACCTGGACTCTTTTTCATCAAGAGATCCGGGTTGCGAAGGGCAAATGCGCCAGCGTGACCTTTTCTTTACTGGCTACATCGCCAACACACAGCTACCTGGCACAGTTCCGCTTTACCGTTGCTACCGTGGCGGCCTGAAGCCTAACAACTGGATCGACCATTTCGATACAACTGATGCAAGGTGCGAAGGCCGCCCGAACACAGTGATGGACGGAATTTTGGGCTATGTCTGGCTTTGATTTATATTCATCGCAGTCGCGACTCCTGAGCTGAATTCTGTTTGGGTTGCGTCGGCCAGAAGTTCAGCTTCTGGCCGACTCCATCAGCAGCATTAAGCATCTGCGTGGCATTAGCGTGATTGTCGCTATCCGTTTGCGACTACGAAGCGATCCATAGGCTTCTCCACGATCACACGGAGATAGGGGCCGGCCTGGCGTTGCTCAGGCGCCCCCGGGTTGAGCGACCAGCGATCCCGGGTCCGGCATCGATAGATTCGCTGAGATGCGCGAAGAAGCGAATCAGCTGAACACGAAAACTGTTGTAGGGAACGCCCTACCTCAGGAGACTGAGGATTCGGTCGGCCACTAGCTGGTGGCCTTTCGCATTGGGATGATTCGATTGTGCCATCAGATCCTTGCTGTTGCCGCGATAGCTCTTGAACGCATCGAATGCATCCGCCACTGGGACGCCCTCCGCCCCCCCCAACGCTTGGATCATTTCGACCTGACCCAAAAGCGTGGATTTTGCGGCTGGAAAATCCCCCGAGAGATCTATCGTAGGCGTTACTAGCACCACGCATACGTCGGCTTTCTTCGACTCGCGGATCATCTCGGCCAAATTCTTCCGAGACTGCTCGATAGTCAGCACCCTGTCATTTAGTCCGTAGTCGATGGTGACCACTCGCGGAAGATGCCCTAGCGCCTCACCCTTAAATCGCTGCAGTCCCCTACCAGAGTTCTCACCCGCTACTGCTGAGGTGATCACGTTCACAACAGCAGTCGGATAGCTGGCAGCGAGTCCATCGGCGATTAACCGCGGGTATGCCTCCCGGCTATGCACCTCAGGCGTGGCGAAGTAGCCGGCCGGCACACTGTGGCCGAATGCCACGATGTTTATGGTCTTGTTGTCCGGCCACTTCTTCGACAGGTCGTCCTGGACTGCCTCAAGACAGCTACCGGAGCTGGCTGCAACGGAAGTACCGGAAGCGGCCATCAACGCAATTAACAGCAAAACGCATGTGATCTTCATGCGGGCATTTTGAGCGCTCACCCATAGTCGCGCCAGCTTTTTTAGACAGGGAGCTCGACCCTCATCCAATGCGTGACACCCTCAATCTCAAGCCCTGCGTCCACGTAGAAGCGCGCACAACTGTGCTCTCCCTCGCTCCACTGACGGTAGCTATTGAGCGTGAGGACTGTCTCGCCATCAGCAGGCATCTCACAACCGGGCTCGATTTTTATCCATTCCATGGCCGTCTCCGTGAGCAGCGGGCAGTGGAATCTTATCGAATTGATAGGCCACGATCGTGAGGCGCATCAAGTTCTCCCTGAGCAAACGGAGCGTGCAGGCATAGCTCAAATGAACGCTTTTTTTGCGTGTGCTGGCCATGCATCTTGGCCTTGCGCCGAGATGACCTCGGGCCGCCGGCACTGACCGGCGCAGCACATTCGGAGAACGTAGTGCACGCATTGCTGATCACCGCCGCCGCGGCGCTTCTTGGCGTCGCCATCCCTGCCGCCGCTGGCGAAACCAGCCACTTCGACCGCACCGTCCAGCTGTATGAGTAAACGTCCACCGCCGGCGAGACGCTGGATGCATTCGTCACCCGCATCGCGCCGCGCGCCCGCGCTGCATCGGTGAGCGCACACGCCGTCGTTTGCGGCGAGATCCTGGGCAGCGGCCCCTACACCTGGCACTCAAGACGGATGGCTATCCCGACGACTGCCGCGTGCCGAAAACCGCAGCGCCGTACGTCCTGGTGAACGGCATCGCCAAGGACGCGCGCGCGGACCACTTCTCGATCGCCAACCGGTTCCGGCCTGGGTATCTGATTACACCGTGGTCCATCAAGTTCCAGGACCGTACAAGCGTGCGCAAGATCGACGTCGTCGGACGCTGAGAGAGCGCTTCAGCTGGTCAGGCCGCACCGCGCTCGGCTTGCGCCAGACTGGCTGCGATCGTACTGTCCGTTGCCGCCTTGATCAACGCCTGGAGCTTCCAGCCCTCCATCGCCTGGGTCGCCTCTGCGCCGGGATAGCGGATGGCGTAGGTCGGCGCGATCAGGTCGGCGATCGGCGACGCCAGCACGCCGAGGGCGGCGCCGCGGTCCTCGACCTGGAACGTCACGGTGCCGGTATCGTTGATCGGGTTCCAGATGATCGTGATCTGCTGCGCGAGCGGGTCTGCATCCGGGTCCGGCGTCACCACATTTGCTTCGTACGCGGCGCGGGTAGCTGCCTTGATGCCCAGCAGCAGATGCACGCCGGGCTCGGTGACCGTCTCGCCCGGCACCTCCACGACCGCGCCGGTCGCGGGGTCAGCCTCGGTCGTCGAGGGCGCGGTGATCTCGTAGCTGCAGCCAATCAGGTCGCTGATCTGCACCGTCAGCACGCGCAGGAAGAAGCGCTCCAGCGTCTGCGTCCACCCATCCGGGCGCGGCTTGGTGGTCATCTGCTCGAGGTGAAACTCGACCGGCCCGTCGTTGGTGGCCGGGTTCCATCGGATCTCGATGCGTGGCGACACGATCTTGGTCTGCGTGCCGAAGGTTGGGTTTTCGCTGATAAGCATGGTCAGTATCCAGTGACATCGAGGATGGGAGAGCGCACCCAGGCCTGGCCGTAGTTGCCAGGGGGCGGCTGGGGAGTTCCGCTAGTGCCTGTGCGCAGATCCTGGGCGGTATCAATGGTGGCGATCGACGCGACATTGCTGTTGATGTTGACCACACCCTTGCGCCACAACTGCTGCACCTGCCATTGCGGGCCGCCGCCGATCAGGCCGCCGATAGCCAGCATGATGTTGCCGGTGGAGCCGGCCAGCGCAGCGTACGTCCGACCTGCAGGCAAGGTGATCGAGCCACCCTAATTGGCATTACCCTGAAGCAGCCCACGCACTTTCATGTACTTGAGGGTTGCGTCGAAATGCACCTCATCGGTGTCGGGATTGGTGACCACCAAGTAGTCTCGCCGCCCGAAGTTCGGATAGTCGAAGACCATGGCAGTGAAGCTGCCGCTGGTGGTGAAACCGGTGAAAGTGAAGCTGTTCCCGCTCTGGGTTCGCGTTGCAAGCGTGGCATTGTTCTCACCCAGAAACGCAAGAACTGGATTGGTGCCGGTGACCGTCAGGCTCCACGTCTTCAAGACGCCACTACCGGTCGGAGTGATCGTCTGCGTGGACGCCTTCGCCAAGTTCTTCCACGTCTCGGAGATCACGACCCGATTCGGGCCGGCCTCGAAGATTGCATAGGCCATCAGAACCTCCCATAGAACAGAGTGCCGCCTGCTCGCGCACCGAAGTTCGCCCCCGGCGACGACCAACTGATCGTGTTGCCGTTATCGCTGAGGTACGGCAGCAGGCTGTTGCCTGCGCCGGTGTCGGCTACGAACCAGTAGTACAACTGGTTGGCGCTTCCGGTGACCGGTACCGGCACGGAGCCATTGCTGCCGCTCGCGATTGCGACAGCGCCCATGTGCTGTGTCAGCAGATCCGAGTCGGCCTGATCGGTGATCTGCAGCAACACAACGCCGGTGTCGGCGTCGTTGATGATCAGGACGTTTGTCATGTCACTCCATACCCGAGTGCCACCAAACGGCGACCGTTGGGGGCGTATGCGTAGAACTTCCCGCCCACGAACTCGTTGCGACCGCCGCCAGGTGTGGCGCCGATGATCTCCACCACGTCAGCCGAAAACGTGATCTTGCCGATGGTGCCATTGTTGACTGAACGCATGCCGATGACCCTGTTGTTGACGTCAAGCGCCCACGTGTAAGAAGCCTCGTAGTTGGCCACCCCGTTCTCCACGCTGGTGATTCGTGTGGACATCGACTGGCTCACCTGCGCGTACTTCGCATCGATACCACTCGCGGAAGGCTGCCACTTCGAAGGCTCGGTCTGTGCCGCACCGGCCTCCTCCAGCATTGGCATTAGCCAGAACACGTAGGGTTGCTGCCCTGCCCCGACCACAGCTGGATACGTGCGGCCACGGTCCCTGACGGAGATGTCACAGCGACAAACGGGCGACGCCAGTTTTCAATCAATCTGCCGCCGCCACCGCCGGGGTCGTAGGGCAGCTCGGTGGTCTGCCCGCCGTTACCGATCTCATTGCCATTGACGTCGAGAAACACGACGCGGGCAAAGACCCCATAGGCGCGGTTTGCCGCTACGTAGATCGACAGCATGTACCGCTTGTTGGCCTTGGCAGCGAACGGAGCGGTGTTCCACATGTAGATGCAAAAGACATTGCGCGGGTCGCTCCATCCGAAGCTATTGAGATAGGGCGGGTGCTGTCCATTACCACCCACGTTGCGCATCGCGATGCCTGCGCCCGATGTCCACTGGTCCGCTGCCAGCGACCACCCCGAAGTATCCGACTCGAAGCCGGCATTCGGAATGATGTTGATGCCGCCTCCAAACTGCGACCTGACGGAGGTCAGCGCAGTACTGGTCTCGCGCGAAAGCTCTGCGCGCAGCTGCGCGCGCTTCCGCAGGTGCCGGCGCGGCCGGCTGCAATTGCTGCTGCTGTTGCTGCCAGTCCTGGCGCTGGCGCAGCACTTCGTCGGGGTTGTTGCCGTACTGCAGCGTGTTCTGCTGCGGGCTCACCCAGTCGCGGTCCTCGGCCTCGCCTTTGGCGTAAGCCTCCTTAAGCGGGTCGATCCAAGGCATGATCGGCCGCACGTATGTGGAGGCGGCCAGGTGCCGTAGCGTCCAGCCGCGCGGCATGCGCACCCTTGCCGACAGCACTGCCGCCTCGATAAAGCGCTGGCGCGTCGGCCGCACGAAGAGCGCAATAAAGCGCTCGGCCAGCATCAAGTAGCTGCCCCACTTTTCCACCAGCTCCTGGTGCTGCGCGGAGTATGTGCCGTTGTAGTCCAGCGACAGGCTGGAGTAGCTCACGCCGATGCCGCCGGCAGCAGCGCGAAGCTGCTCCTTGCGCGAGGTTGCGGCAGCGGGTTCGGGCGGTCACTGCCTAGGCTCTCGATGGATTCGCCAGGTAGCAGGTCATCAAAGATTGCGCCGGGCGCCATGCGCAATTCACGCACTGGCGTACCCTGCTGCATCAGCGCCACGCCGCCCAAGCCTTCTCCCGCGGGCTGGTACAGCTCACCCGAGCCTTTCTTGATCTGGAACGTCATCGAAGCAGCCACCTTGGCCGCGATGCGCTCGGACTCTTCGTAATCCTTCACGTCTTCAAAGCGCGACATCGCGCTGGCAAACACGCTCAGGCCGCGCACCTGGTGCAGGCGCTTGAGATTGGCAATGCAGTGCATCACCTCGGCGCTCACGCGCTTGGTCTCAGTGGTCCAGCCCAGCGGGTCGCCGGGGTGCTGCTTGTACACGTGGTAGGCCACCGGGCGGCCCCACGCGTTACGCTCCACGCCCTGCAGGATGTTGCGGGCCGGGTCGTTGAAGTCTAGCGGCACCAGATCGGCCTCCAACATCTCGATGCTGTAAGGCACGCCGCCGCCATGCTCCAGATACGGCACACCGCCGCTCAGGTCTTGGTAGAACGCCTCGCCATCACGAAGCCAGCTGCGTGCCAGCAACTGCTGGCACGCGCCATAGTCATGCGCACGAGTCACTTCGGGCGCGTCCCACCACACGTCCCACCACACGTCCCACAGCTCATCCAGCTGCAGGGCCAGGTCGCGGTTGATCGGCTGGCCTGGCAAGCGCGGTGCTGAGAGCACGTCGATGCCCGAGCCCACGGTGTTTTGCACCAGCACGTTGAGCGCGTTGTCGGCCAGATCCAGGTCGCGCTCAAGGTGGCGCGCCTGGTCGCGCAGCTGGCGGGCGTCCATGCCGGCGACCGCGTTGCCACTGCCCCAGTCGCGCGCCAATTTGCGGCTGCGCGATGGGCGGGTCACCTCATGGGCGCGTGCGAGTACGCGCAACTGCTCGTTGCGCTGCGCGAGCTCTGTTTCCTTAGCCGTGATGACATCGGCGCCGCGGGCCTCAATGGCACGCACGTTCCGGTCGTGGGAAATGGCGACGCTCAGCCGGTCGCGGGCAACAGCAGCGGTAGCCATCAAGTCCGGCCACCGAAATCAACCGTCGCCCAGCGAGCGCGACGGCCAGTACAGGCCAGCCGGTCTACAGCGGCCTGCCACTCCTGACGGCCCCTGCGGATCTCCGCCAGATCCGCGCGGGTGAGCATGCGCTCACCGAACCGAACGCTCTGCCCTTGCAGCACGGCAATTTCTGCCTGCTGGTACGTGGTGAGCATTTCCTGAGCCGTCTTCATGACGAGTCAGGCTAGGGATTGAGATCTCCCATAACTAGGCAAAACCTGCAACGAAGGCCTTCCCCAAACAACTGAAAGTCATGGATTTTCTACAAAAGTAGTCTCCACTTTTGGCAGAATCGCTACACATGGCCAAAATTGGAAGTGTGAGCAGACAACAGCCGCTCGCATTGATCCAATGGGGATTTCTAGAACGCACCGGTTCAAAATGCTATTCTCAGAAGGCAGGGGAAGATTTTCACCACAAGGAGCGTCATATGAAGTGGATTCATCGCGCAGCAGCACTCTCGTTGTTGGCACTTTCGCCCAGCCTGGTCATAGCACAAGCGAACCAGGCTGCGCCGCAGGCTGTCACTGCAAGCGTCTGGGCCGACGTTCAACCGCAAATTCAGGCTTCCATACAAACTTTTGTAAACAAGCAGAAGAGATATCCAGGTCAAGACACGACGATCGTTGCGCGTGTTTCATACGAGCCATCGACTAGACTTGTGATTATTGACCTTGGAAGGGGCTTTCTCCCCAAAACCATGACGAAATGGAAGGAGGGCTTTAGTCCAACTTATAACCAGGTCAGCCAGTACGGACACGACTTAGTCGACAATATATTTGATGTCTCGACAGTCACACTCCGCTTTGACGGCTTGTCCATCAATGAGATATTTCCAGATGATTTCCCCGTACAAGTTGCCAAGATTGAGTCACCCAACCCTCCATCCCCTCCGACCCTCTTATTAAACCCAGGGGGCGGATATTATTACAATCTAAAAAGTAAAAAATGGGTCACACAACAAGCCAAAGCCAACGAAATTGATGAGGACGTAATCACCTCAACCCTCGCATCATTGACTGATGACAAAATTAAATCTTATTGGCCATACTTAACGTACAAACCCTACTTTTCCAATGTTGTATTCAGCCGAGAGCTTGGTAACTATTGGGTTGAACCCATCAGCAAAGTATCTCATGAAAGGCTTGGCACAAGGTATTACACAAAGACACTATACCCTGACAAAAGCGCTACGTTGTGGAACATCTTCCCCCAGGGCACCGACGACACAGCGCGAAGCCATTTGCGCGAATGGGATGAAGATTATGCCGCCAGGGCGCTCTATGCGAACCTTTTGAATGCAGATTATCTCATCACCTTCCACACGAATGGTGGGTCGGCGGTGAAAAAAGGCATCGAAGTCGTGGTTCAGACCGGTAGCCCTGGCGCCCAACAGCTTGGGAACAGCATTCTTTGCTATGCCAAAGAACAGATACATGCCGACCCCGCTTATAGCGACTTCAAAATTGCGGGAAGCGTTACTGAATTAGATAAGATTGAAAACCGCCTAAGCACCATGCCAGCAGTTAGCATAGGCGTTGGATATACCACCGATGTTGCAGATGCCAACGCACTGAAAGATCAATTTTTTAGAGAAGCTTTCGCGAGAGCGATCGAGAAAGGGTTGAGACTTCGGGCAGAGCCTTGCTCACCCTTTACATTGGTTAGCGTTGAGAACGCAACTACGGGCCCATGGCAGAGTGTTTATCCGAAACTCACCTACTCGGGCGACTTCGACGACTGGCTCCACGCCGAGACAACCTTCATTAGTTGCCCCACCAATGACTGCAAGGTAAAAAAGTTCTCCGAGGTTCACAACCCGGATAAAACCAATAAAACCATAGAACTGGACTTTCATTGCCCAGGACCTTTAAAGGCTCCTTTGACCTACATCGCCAAGACGAAAATCTTCGACAGATATAACGTGCAAGGCGGCGAAGTTCAGCATCAATACACTTGTAAAAATTAGTGTTTCCAAGCCCGGGCGCGCTAAGCGCCAGGGAATTTTCAAGAGCCCGCTCTGTTGGAGCGGGCTTTCAGCCCGCCTGGAAACAACCTGTACAGATGAGCTCTGGACAAACCGTGTTTGGCGGCCACGGAAGCAACCGGCACGCCCGCGTCCAGGTCTGACTCGATAGCTTGCACGTGATGGATCCTTTGTCTCGCATGCGAATTGGCAAACCGCCAGGCCTGCAGTCGTGATTAGTTTAGCCGCCATGGCGGTCACTAAAAGCCGCCGGTACCGAGTAGGCACTCTCCGCGCATCGAAGCGAAACGGCGACTTCTCTCAGGATCGCTTCCCGCCCACCACCAGCGCATTCGTCACCTTGCGCATGTTCCGCTGCGATCACAGCAGCGCGCTGCACATGCATGCGCTGACCTACACCGGCAAAGACGACGCGGCGTATCTCGCGAAGCAGCTGCGCCACGCGCGGTCGCGCCGACAGTTGCGCGACCGCGTGGACGAAATCGGCCTGGCCGCTATGGGAGTTACCGCATGACCGCGCCGTCAGTTCTCTGCGATCGGCGTCTCACGTTGCCTAACCTCTACCTCGGTGGGCACGTTCGGCACGTCGGAGGGCTCGCGCTCAAGCGCAAACGCAAACGCAAACGCGTACGTTTTACGCGTTTCGTCGATCGTCAGATACAGATCGACCGCCAGATCACGAAACCAACTGCCCTCTATGTAGTGCTGGAGGGGAGCCTGATCGAAATGATCTGTAAGCGCCTTCACCCGCTCCACGTCAACCACGCACCTGCAGGTAGCAGCAAAGCCAGCCTTATTGAAATGCGCGCCGTCGAGCAGGAGGGAATGCAGCGGAGCGGAGTTGATGGACTGCATCTCTCTGTGAATTGCAGCCAGTTGGGTCGATGCCAAATGTTCGGAGCGAGACAGCTCGATCGCCCGACCTACGTGAACCAGCTGCACTTCAAGCGACATCTTAGCCAAATGCAGCTTCGCGAATGCACGCACCCATCCCTCTCTTCGTCGATTGAGCTCTGGAAGCAGGCCCACAGTTAGAGCAATCGTTGCAGCCAGCGTCGTCGCAACCGCTGAAGCCCATCCCGCTGCCTCGGCTGTCCAGAGCTCGGGAATACCCAAAATCATTAGCGGCACCGCCGCGCCGATCGCGAGGCATACCGGTGCCAGGAACCAAGGACTTTTCACATGAGCAACCAACTCGGTCTTCTTCAGCATCTCGACCATCCCCTTCTACTTCTGATGATTCTGTCATGAGCATCCACCCGACCGATAAGGTGGCGGCCCTTCACTGGGTTCTATCTCGCGCGCGGGAGGCAGGCAAAACCGACGAGCTGGTGGAGCTAACGCATGTGCCCGCCCTGCAGGAACTGCGCGACGATGCGCAACGGGAGGCGCGTGGTGGCTCACGGCTCGCACTCCTTCAACTTCCACGCTCCGCTGCAATTCATCTACACCGAACCACGCGCCTACATCGCACAACGCATGTGCAATGCCCGCCTGAACATGCGCGACCGCATGAACGAGATCGACCTAGAAGCCAGGGGGTTTGCTACATGAATCGGCAATCAGGTCGCGTAAGCCTAATTACGTCTAGAGAGCACAGGATCTTCCGTAATCACGAATCGCTCGAAATCGGCAGCGAAGGTGCTGCTGAGATCATGCAGCCAATTCAAGTGGTAATGCATTCTTTTGAGGTCATCTGGATCGCCCGCATAGCGGAAACTTGCAATTGCCGGGGTTGCTGGTTTGACACGCTCCTGGACCTTCCTCGTAAGTTCGTAGAGCGTATGGGTACCCCCAATAAGGGTGGCCAAGTCAGCTCCGAGGCTGTCGGGCAGATTGTGGATTCGGTCTTCCACCCGCTGTGCGCCAGGAAGAAGCGGCACTTTGCTCTCTTTCAAGACGCGCAGAAACTCCGTTCCATTCACGATATTTGGTGGATCTTCGAGAGTTACTGCACTCCCCCAACGCCTCGACAAGGCAGAAAGTCGAGCTGGAACGGCGAGAACCTCGTAGAGCAGTTGCCTCCCAAGTATCCGTGCCTGCGCCTCTCGCAGGTAAACAGCTTCCTTGTGCTGCTGCTGGGCAATGGTTTTCGCCTCCTCAGCGATTTCAGCTGCACGTTTCGAGGTCCCGTTAGCGAGCGTTGCGACCCATATCGTGCCGAGCGCGGCGACAGAACCGACGAAGACGGCAGCCCAATCTGCCCAGTTCCCCCAATCTGCCGCGAGCGGGCAAATCTCCATAGCCATAGCTCCTCCCATTTGGAAGCGATTCTGCCATGACCAATCTCCACCCGAACGACAAGCTCGCCGCGCTCGACTGGGCTCTCAGCCAAGCGCGCGAAGCGGCCGCCAGCGATGAACTGATTCGCCTCACGCATCTGCCAGCGCTGCAGCAGTTGCGCGACCAGGCACAGCGGGAGGCACGCGGTGGCTGACAGCTCGCACTCCTTCAACTTCCCAGTTCCCCAGTTCTCGCGCCTGCGCCCAGACGAAATCGTGGTCGACCTGTTCGCCGGTGGCGGCGGTGCCAGCGAGGCACTGAAGCAGGCGCTCGGCGTCGACCCTGCCCTTGCCTATAACCACGACGAGTAGGTGATCGGCATGCACGCAGCCAACCACCCGCTGACGATCCACCACCGCGAGGACATCTGGCATGCGGACCCTCCCAAGGACGTCGCAGGCCGGCCCGTGGGCTGGTTCCATGCATCGCCAAACTGCAAGCACTTCAGCCAGGCCACGGGCGGTCGGAGGCGCCATGAGTGATCAAGCCGAAGTAATGACACTGCCGCAAGCAGCCAATTACCTGCAGCTACATCCCGTCACGCTGCGCAGCATGATGAAGGCGCGCAAGCATCCACCCGGCCGCAAACTCGGCGGCCGATGGAGATTCCACAAGGCGGCACTCGACGCCTACCTATCCGGTGAACCATGGCAAGAAGCCCCTATACCCTCGTCCCACGCGGCAAGAAAAACACCTGGTACGTCCGCTACACCGACCCAAGCGGACAGCGCGTATTTCGAAGCACTGGGACTGCCGACCGGACGCTTGCAACCGAGTGGGCGTCAAAGCTCCACGCCGAAACGTACCGCACGAGCCGCCTAGGCGAGAAACCACACCGCCGATGGGTCGAAGCCGTACCACGCTGGCTGGCCGACAAGCAGGCTAAGCGCAGCCTGGGCAAGGACCTGCATAACCTGCGTTGGTTGGATACACATTTGCGGGAGAAAACGCTGGGTGAGATCGACTCGGATCTCCTTGCGGAGCTGCTGGTCCTCCGCATGGCCGAGCCGCGCGTCAAGCGCGCTGGCCGCAAGGACGAACGCACGACCTCCCGCTGCACCGCTGAGAAAATGCTCGCGCTGGTCCGCTCGATCCTACGCGCGGCGCACAGCTGGGGGTGGCTCGACCACGTCCCTGCGATGCGCCTGCAAGAGAACGGCTAGGCAAAAGAGGACTATCGCTGGCTCACCGTCAGGGAGGCCGAGCGGCTGCACGACGAACTGGCCGAGCATCTGCGGGCGCCCTACCTGTTTGCGCTGGCCACCGGCTGGCGCGAGCAGAATGTGTTGCGCTTGGAATGGAGCCGGATCGATCTGCGCCGCAAGGTGGCATGGGTCGCCGGCACCCAGGTCAAGGCAAAGCGCGCGATTGGCTCACCGCTCAACGACCAGGCCATGGCCGTGCTGGCCACACAAAAGGGCAAGCACCCGAGATGGGTGTTTCCGAACGACGAAGGCGAGCCGTACGACCGTGGCAACAACCACGGCTTCAAGGCGGCCCAGCGGCGCGCGCGCATCGCGCCACTGCGTTGGCACGATCTGCGGCACACCTGGGCGAGCTGGCACGTAATGGCCGGCACTTCTCTGCGCTCACTCATGGAGCTGGGTGGCTGGCGCTCGTACCAATCCGTCTTGCGCTACGCTCACTTGTCGCCGGAACACCTGGCGATCGACGCAGCGCGTTTGCCGACTTTGGCAACTGGTGCAAAATCGGATCAAATCAACTGGAAGGCTGTTGGATCAGCAGCGGTTAGAAGGGGCGAAGTGCCCGCGCTGCAACGCTTAGAAATGGTGGCCGAGGACGGAATCGAACCGCCGACACGGGGATTTTCAATCCCCTGCTCTACCAACTGA